TCATCACCTAATCCGAATATAACAGTATCCGAATATACCAAATCTTCTTTTTTACAAATGTTTTCGTATTGTTCTGCATATTTGTTCCAATTATAATCAGGACCAAAGTGCCTCATATATTCAACGCCTAATGCCATACTATGTTTGTTTTGCATTTCTACTTCATTTAACATACTAATACCATCGTCAACGTATTCTCTTGTAAAGCGAACACCTACTCTGTGATTTTCAAGTGTAAAAAATGGTTTACTTAAACTACATGTAACTTCTTTGATTGCAGGATATTGATCTAAATCTATATGAATATTTTTGCTAATACCCCAATATGCTAAATCTAAGCATACAGGAATATTATGCACTTGGGCGACTTGCATAATGTGATCAAAGTCAGGATGTATGCAACCAAAGTCACTAAATGGAGCACTAATTAATAATGCATGTAAATCAGGTCCTTTTATTGATGCTTCTAAAGAATGTGGGTAATCAATGTAGTTAAACTCTACATGTTTACCTAAACATGCATGATATTGAAAGTCTCCTCGTAGAGTGCTTATTTCTCTAGTATAGCAATGCCTTAAAATAAAGTTATCAAATGTTTGGCTAGTTCCTTGTGTATAGTCTGCAAATGCAAAATTATTTAACCCTTGAATCGAATTACTTTTTCCATAATTTAACCATTCTCGCCACACATTAGCATATTGTTCTAAATTTACATCTGGTAAATTAGTTAATCCGTTATGGAATTCTTGCACTTCACTATTTTTTATAGGTCTTGCACCTCTAACTGCAGGCATTTTCTATCTCCGTAAAAAATTGATTATTACTTGCTATCCTAAATCGTCCACTTGTTAAATGACTATAATTATAATTTACATCTGGTTGTGCTTTTTCTAAAACTTTAACCATATCATCTAATTTCAAGTTTTGTAAATAGTCTAATAACATATAACATCCATTAACTCTTTCAAACATTGTATCTGCTTTAGTCCATGAAAGATCCCAGCAACCTCTATAAGATTTAAATCCTATTCTCTCCATTTCCTCATATATTCCTTTACAACCAAAAGTTATAAACGGTATTTTATAATACATAGGTATCATTTGTTTTTCATCTGCATAACCATAACCTGAGCCTTCACCTCCTGCAATAACGGCAATATTTATATTATCATATAACCATTTACCAGGGTGGCCTCGATCGCTTATGTTTGGCATGTCAAGTATATGTGTATGTCCTAATGCTGTTTTTATAATTTTAGATAATAATGATTCTGGGAGTTCTTGTGCTAATTCATCTATACTATCTAATATTAAATGTGTTTGATAAATTGCTTCGTGTTTTGTTTCGCTGTTGTCATGTAATCCTGTTATATGATTTGCTTTTAATGACCAATTTCTACTATATCTTGTTGCTTCTAAAACGTTGCTATTTTCTATAAGTGCAGACATTAGCATTCTATGAGACCGGGGGTTTCTCATTGTAAGCAAAAATTTATTAGGACATGTTACATAATCCGGGGTGCCTTTTGGAGCAGTCTCCTCAGACAGTTTCATGTGTCTGTCGGTAAAAGAATCTCTTATTTGTGTATTGTAATGCACTCTATCAAAATACCAAAGTTTAGTTATAAAATGAACATTTGGTTGTTGTAGTAATATTTCTGCTTGTGATGATTTTGCTGAATGTCCAGAACCACTAAGAATAAATGTTAAGTTAGGGAATTTTTTAACAAGATCAGTAAGTTTAGAATCTTCTTGTTTAAAAAAGAATGGTTCAGTAGAAGTATAAAGTAATATAACTTTCTTTTTGTTTTTGTATGTCATTGCATCACCACAAAGTTTTTCTATAGAATATATAACATTATTTAATTTAGTGCTTTGAAAATCTACAGGAAAAATAAGGGTGTCTTTTTTATTAGCAGGTTCTTGTAAAGAATTATTAAACTTAACTTTCTGAAAATTTGGATCATAGAAATCTAACCATTGATCGTAATCAGTAATGGTTTGTAATGTGTATTCATATTGGGATAGGGTTATATCCGTATCTAAATTTCGATTTGTGTGTTTATATATAACTGTAAACATTGCGTATATTTATCGGAGTTAAATACTGTTATAATTTTTTAGTGATAAGTATATATCATGTATCATAGATCAATTAATGCAGTTCATGTCGAAGCAACAGATCGATGTAATGCCCAATGTCCAGTATGTATAAGGTCATATCAAGGTGGTCCTGTTAGGTCGTATGTAAAAGATTCTGAATTGGGTTTAAAACATTTTACAGAGTATCTCGGAGATGAATTTATATCTAATATTGTAAGTTGGAATTTTTGTGGTAATAAAGGTGATCCTAGTAGTGCTTTAGAACTTGTTGAGATATTTGAATATATTTTAAAATGTAATCCTGAAACAAAAATAGACATGAGAACTAATGGTGGTGCAAGAAGTAAAAACTTTTGGGCAAGTATAGGAAAACTTTTTGAAGGAACACATTGTAGAGTAATTTTTGCAGTTGATGGTTTAGAAGATACTAATCACATTTATAGAAAAAACGTTAAATGGAAAAATCTTTGGCGTAATATGAAAGCATACTTCGAAAATGGTGGCCATGGTTTAGGCCAGTGGGACTTTTTAAAGTTCAAACATAATGAACATCAAATAGAAGAATTACAATATCTTGCTAAAAAATTTAATATACCTTTAAATGTTAAAGAACCATATGGTTTTACTGTAGGCGAACAAGGCTTGCCGACAACAATACCTGTATATGATAGAAACTTAACAAAAGCAGATGGGATTTCTTCTACTAATGACAAATATAAATTATTATATACAATAAAACCTGCTACAGATGAATATGAAGATGCTGTTTATCCTGACATGGCACCTAAAGATATAATTGAAAGTAGGGTGTTTTATGATTACAATAACAAACGATTATTTGAATATAGTAACGTCGACATTGATTGCATTGCTAATCAACCGGAAAATGATCATGCTGAAATATTCTTAGATTGTGATGGAAGTGTATATCCTTGCTGTTTTATAGGTTCGAGAATTAATATAGGTGAAAAACAATTAGAAATGATGGTAGGTGATTCTAACATTGTATTGTCTAAAGAAAACACAATACACAACATTTTAGATTCAAAATACTTTCAAAAAACCATGCCTGATGGTATGAATGGCAACTTTACAGGAGATTTAACCCTAGATAATAAAACAAACCACTGTATTACTTGTGTTGATTGTTGTGGCATGAAAATGGAGTTATCGCACAGGCGATAAATAGTAATATGACCAAGTTAAGTTTATGGAACCCGATAAAAACAAACGACTTCAAATTCGTTGATAGAATTGTTGGAGAGCACATCTACGCAGGTGGAACAGGTATACATGTTCACAAATATCTAGGTATACAAGATAGCCCTGCAACAGATGACGTTACAAGACCAGGTGGTTCAGGAAATACTAATAATGAAGTTTTTATACAAGACTTATTATTTTTAGAAAATAGAGACAGAAAATACGATAAAGATATATACGAATTGCGTGGGCAATATCAATTAGGCGATAATGATTCATTTGATTTAACACAATTTGGTATGTTTCTTGCTAACGATACACTATTTTTTAACTTTCATATAGAAAGTATGGTAGAATCATTAGGCAGAAAACTAATGCCAGGTGATGTATTAGAATTGCCACATTTAAGAGATGACTTATTACTTGGTAGTGATGAAGCAATAAATAGGTATTTTGTTATTACAGACGGTAGCAGGCCTGCAGAAGGATATGATCCTAGATGGTGGCCGCACTTATGGCGAGTTAAAGTTGGTCCTATAACAGATAGTCAAGAATACAGAGATATACTTGGCACTGGTGATGAGGCTGAAGATTTACGAAACCTTATTAGCACATATAAAGATGAAATCATTATAAATGATAAAATTGTCGAACAAGCAACATCTGATCTAGAAGTTACAGGCAAGTATAAAACAGATCATTTATATTATGATGAAGCATCAGGTAAACCAGGAATAGGAATGTCTGTAAATGGCGTGGTTCCTAATGGTGTAAGTATTGTAGGAAGTGGTGAAACATTCCCTGTAAGTGGTGTTGTTGATAATGATTACTTTTTAAGAACAGACTTCTCACCAAATAGATTATTTAAAAAGTCCGGGACTCGTTGGTTAAATGTTGGTTCTGATTACACCGGTAATTGGGCGGCCGCTAATAGGCTGTTAGAAACATTTATTAATAATGATACATTTGTAACATATTCAGATGGTGAAGTTGCGGCAGAAAAAGTAAATTTAAGTAAAGCAGTTAAACCAAAAACGGATAATTAAAAATGAAGATAAATGAGATATTCACAAAAGAAGCAGATAACGAAGAGGCTAATGCAGAACAAATACAAGCACAAATAGCCCAATTACAACCTTTAGCAGACAAATTAGAATACGGTCCACAAGCGGCAAGAGATATTACTAAACAAATTAAATATGCTGATTCACATATGACTATAATCAGTGAGCTTGGCTCGTTAGCAGAAAAACTGGGCCTAGATGAAAAAGAACTAGACTACTACGAAAATCAAGTATTTGATGCAAAGAATAAATTAGAATCTGCTATATACGGAATGGAAGAATTCTTCGAAGACAAATATAAAGAAGTCGCAAATAAAATTGAAGAATTTGAGATGGACTTAGAAGATTTAGAATACGAAAAAAATAAAGACTTAGAGTAGGAAGAAAAGTATGGCAGGTAAAAATTTAGATTACTGGTATGATGAACAAGTTAAAAGATACCTGTTGCAACTTATTAGAGTATTTTCTAATTTTAAGGTTCGCGAATATACAGAAAAAGGTGTAAACTATAATCGTGTTCCAGCACGTTATGGAGACATGAGTCGAATGGTTGCAAGTATTTTGCGTAATAATTCTGAAAATGTAATTAATAGTGCCCCTTTTATTAGTTGCACGATAGGAAGTCTACAAGTAGCAAGAGATAGGATTACAGATCCAAATTTGGTTGTTACTGATCAAGTAGCAGAAAGAGAATTTGATGCAAATACACAAAGTTATACTGGAAAACAAGGTAATCTTTATACTGTTCAAAAATATATGCCGGTTCCCTATAATTTAACACTTAATGTTGATATATGGACCACTAACACTGATACTAAATTACAAATACTAGAACAAATATTAATATTGTTTAACCCAAGTTTACAGTTACAACAAAATACTAATGCTATCGATTGGACTAATATATTTGAATTAGAACTTATTGATATTGCGTGGTCAAGTAGAAGTTTACCGCAAGGAGTAGATGAGCAACTAGATATAGCCACATTAAACTTTGCCGTTCCTATTTGGTTAAGTCCTCCAGCAAAAGTTAAAAGGCAAAACATTATACATCAAATTATAACAGACGTGCATAGTGTTACTGATTTAGACAACCTAGGTTTTCAGGAAAACTATGATGACTTTTTTGGATCTATTGCTGATACAGCAGAAATTATTGTTTCACCCAACGATCTTTGGGTGCAAATTGTAGGATCAACTGCTATTTTAATTAACCCAGAAAGCCAACCTCAGAAGTGGGTAGACCTTATTGAGAGATATGGTGAACTTACTACAACAAGTAAGTTAAAACTTAATATATCAAATGATACAGATTCTGAACTTTACATGCTTGTAGGTTCAATTGAAACACTACCTAGCAATGATACTACTTTAATATTTAATCTTGACGGTGATACATTACCAACAAATACACTTACAGCAGTTAAGAAAATAATTGATGCTCGTGCTAATTATCCAGGTGATGGAACATTAGATGCCGCAACAACCGGGGATAGATACTTAATTACAGAAGATATTAGTGCAATAGGTTATGCTAATTGGGGGATAGATGCTAGTGAGGATGACATAATACAGTATGATGGCACTAAATGGTCTATAGATTTTGATGCTAGTTCTGTTACAGAAATTAACTATGTGTTAAACTCAAATACATCAAAACAATACAAGTGGCACAATGGTTCATGGATAAGTAGTTATGAAGGAATATACAATCCAGGATATTGGAGGATTGTATTATAAATGACTACTACAGGAGCAGGAGTTGTTTTTCTTGCTAAAGATTCAGGCAGATGCTTGTTACAGTTAAGAAATTCAGACAAACGATATAAACACACATGGGGTTTTTGGGGTGGTATTATTGAGGCCGACGAATCTCCCTATCAGTGTATTCAAAGAGAATTAAAAGAAGAAATTGGGTTCGTTCCAGAACTACAAAAACTTAATCCTATTGACGTTTACCAAAGCAAAGATAAAAAATTCTATTATTATAGTTTTGTATATGTTGTAGACAAAGAATTTATGCCACCTAAACTAAATGGAGAAAGTAGCGGCTATGCTTGGGTAGATATAGGTATATGGCCAAAACCTTTACACAATGGTGCAATGATGACCCTTACTCGCAACAACGGCACAGAAAAACTACACACTATACTTCAAATAAATTCAAATAAATAGTAGTATGAGCAAAGGCGAAATCATAGATTTTGTAGTCTTGCGTATAGAAAACGAATTAGATAAGTATGAAAAAACTGAAACGATTCCACACACAGTATTAGAAGGCACATACAGTATAAATGAGATACGAGATCATTACTATCACAAACTAGACCCGCGGTATCAGAAATTAGCAGATACATTATATGATGATTACCGTAAACACATTGGCCAAAACATAGATTCACTTAGAAAAGCATTGAGGAGAGAATATACCTCAGTGGTAAACAGTTTGGCTACTGAACATGATAGTTTTAGA